CGAATTTGTTCGCATCACTCCTAGGATGCTCAACGTCTGCCAGGGAAAAGGGGGCCGTCCATCCGCTGTCTAAGTAAGGAGAACGGCGGGTGGACGAAGCATTTATCAGCTTCCTCCTTTGTCCAAACTGAAGACCCGGGCATAAATTGGGACCATAGAATGGTCGAACCACTCGGCTGGCTCAAACCAGTTAATATGAAGCCGTGCCTATCCCGTGATTTATCACGGGACGCGGCTGATCCAGTGTGGGACAAATATTGTAGAGCTAAGAACTTGCAATTCCCACAAACACAACACACGTACGCAATAGGAGACATCACTTCTGCCTATAAGCAATTGGAAATCGTACAAACCACATACTCGGACATAGCACACGAGGATAAACATATGTTGGTAGACGCCACCGATAAGCTTATCGAAATGCTCAGTCAAATGGGTATGAAGGGTGGCATGGTTGCTCCAACCCAATTTGTTATAAATAGGGGTTCTTCAGCGGGCATGTATATGCCTCGTGGAGTTAAATCCAAGGCGGATTACATAGACAACGGACATGTGGAAACGCATCTTCCGTTTTTTATGAAAGAGTTCGCTGCTGATGAAACTGCGTGTCCCTTGTGGAAATGGACAATAAAGCAAGAGTATTTGCCTCGCACTAAGATTGATGAGAACAACTTACGTGCATTTTGCTTTCCTTCAGTGGCAGAATATATGGTGCAAGCCATGTATTGCTCCAATTTCAACGACAACATGATCACTGCCATGGACAACCATTGTTCTATTGGTATCACGTTTCAATACGGTGGCTTTGATAAGTTGATTAGGTCCATGAAAAGACTCCCCCTCTACTTCAAGGGGGATTGTTCAAAATACGACAAAAGCATGTCTGCCGATTTACTTTGGCAAGCTCACGCGATACGTACCATTTCTTATTCAAGAATGACCATATGCTCCAGGGAACGAAGGAGTGTATCGAGTGGGTTAAACGACACGGCTTTACATTAAATGACCTTAAGAAGGTGTTTAAGTGTATGTATCATAACGCGATTTACACTTGCGTTATATTGCCCAACGGGCACGTGTTTTTGCTCAAGAAGAGCATGAAGTCGGGGTTTAAGAACACCACCCAGGATAATACCCTGGTGCACATTTTGGTATTTATTAT